GAGTGGGATGAGTTTGTTAAGAATGGCTCTGTTAAAAGTAAGTTACCTTGCGCTCAGGACGCCACTAACAACGGCTTGCAGCTACTAGCCTGTCTGACGAAGTGCGAAGAGACCGCTTACTCAACCAACGCCGCACCCACACCATACCCTCAAGACATCTATGCCGTCATTGCATCCCATGTTGAAGACAAACTGCGCAAGGACGCAGCGAACGGCAACTCTACCGCGAGCAAGTGGGTCGCCTTTGGTATCGACCGTAAGACTACAAAGAGACCCACTATGGTTTACCCATACGGAGGGACGTTCTATTCGTGTCGTGCGTATGTTGATGAGTGGTATCAGGACGCACTACGCAAAGAGCTACGCAACAACCCCTTCGGCGAGCAAGAAAGATACAAGGTTACAGGCTACCTCGCTAAGTATGTTTGGGAGGCTATCCATGAGGTGTTTGACCGGCCTACAAAGTGCATGAAATACTTACAAGAAGTAGCCAAGGTTTTGACCAGAGCGGGTAAGGATGTTGAGTGGATAACGCCCACAGGATTCCCTGTTCTTCAGCACTACACAAAGCAAGTCAGCAAGTCGGTATCGACCAAAATATCTGGCGATGCAACGTGGGTAAACTTCCGCGACAGCACCGATGAGTTGAGTTTGGCGAGAGCCAAGCAAGGCATTTCTCCAAACTTTGTTCATAGCATTGACGCAAGCATTTTGACCAAGACGGTCATAGAGGCAAACGCCCAAGGAATATGGGACTTTTCGTGCATCCATGACTCGTTTGGAACCCACAGCAACAAGTCACAAACGCTTGCGAACGCCATCCGCAAAGCAGCCTCAGAGATTTTTGAGGTTGACTTGCTTGGGGAACTGGACAATTCCTTGCGGCACTTCAACCCCGAGTTGGAGTTCCCAGAGTTACCCGAGTATGGCACCTTTGACCCAACAACAGTCAAGCATAGTCGGTATCTCTTCAGTTAAGAAACACATAACAAAAACATAACAACACATAACATGAGCAAGAACGCTCCCCAACTAACAAGTCCTATTGGAACCGCAGTATACCCTAAACTCGTCCACCCAGACACAGCCTTTGATGACGCTGGCGTTTACAGTTGTAAGCTTCACGTAACGAAGGAAGAGTTTGAAGAGTTCAAGGCTAAGGTAGACCCACTGGTCGAAGCCGCTTACAAGGCCGAGTGCGAGAAGCAGGGCAAAGAGGTTCGCAAAGCTGCCTCCCAGCCTCTTCGTATCACCGACAACGGCGACTACGAAATCTACGCGAAGCAGAAGGCTAAGGTCATCACTCGTAACGGTGAGACCTTGGAGTTTAACATCCCACTCTTCGACAGCCAAGTTAAGCCCATCAAAGACGAACCGAGAATTGGCTCTGGTTCAAAGATAAGGATGAGTGTTACATTCAATCCTTGGTTCGTTTCCTCTCAAGGGTTCGGTTATACTTTGCGCTTGAGAGAGGCACAGGTGCTTGAGCTTGTTGAATACTCCAGCGGCGCTAAGTCCGCCGGGTTTTCGGCTGAAGCTGACGGCTACACAACCAGTGGTGAATCCTTCTCTGAAGTCCTCAATGAAGGGGAAGAAAAAGTCGCACCGTTCTAAGGCTGGTTATCGTTCACGTTTCGAGGAGAGGGTAGCGAACAACTTAGAAAAGATGGGCGTTGCCTTCTCCTACGAGACTGAAAAGCTAACCTACACGGTCTTTAGAACCTACAAGCCTGACTTCATTCTTCCGAATGGTGTCATCGTAGAAGCTAAGGGCTACTTCACTTCAGCCGACCGCTCAAAGCATCTCAGAGTCCGCGAAGCGCATCCAGAGCTAGACATCCGCTTCTGTTTCCAGAACGCGAGCAACAAGCTCAACAAGTCCAGCAAGACAACCTATGCTGACTGGTGCGACAAGAAAGGGTTCCAGTGGTGCGAGAGGGTCATACCACTTACATGGGTTTCATAAAAACACACCAGCCATGCGAGGAATGTGGAAGCAGCGATGGTCTATCCATCAACGAAGACAGAAGCACAAAGTGTTTCGTCTGCGGCGTCTTCACTCCCGGCCATGGCGAACAAACACACACACAAGAAATGAGTATTACAACAGGGGACGTTCCCCAATTCCTACAGGGGGAGTTTATGCCAATCCCCTCACGCGGCATCCACAAAGATGTCTGTCAGCGGTATGACTACCGCATTGGTTCCCACCAAGGGAAAGCCTGTCACATAGCTACGTATCGCAACCCGGACAGGAGCATCGTTGCTCAGAAGGTTCGCTACGAAGGTAAGGACTTCACCTCCATTGGAAGCCCCGGATACTTCTGGGGTCAGCACCTATGGCCTAACGGCGGAAAGCGCCTGACGGTTACCGAAGGAGAGATTGACTGCCTTACCGTAGCCCAAGTCGTGGGCGAGGGTAAGTGGCCGGTTGTTAGTTTGCCTAGCGGCGCACAGTCAGCTAAGAGCGTCTTCAAGAAGCAGCTCAAGTGGCTCGATAAGTTTGAGGAGATTGTCATCATGTTTGACAACGATGACTCAGGCAACAAAGCCGCTGAGCAATGCAGTCACATCCTACCTGCCGGTAAGTGTAAGATTGCTAGGCTGACGCTTAAAGACCCCAACGAGATGCTGACCGAAGGGCGCAGCCGGGAACTCATCGACGCCTACTGGCAAGCCAAGGTTTGGAGGCCCGATACTATCATGGAGGGTGCCGAGCTTTTTGACCGCTTAACTACCACCAAGGTAAACGACAGCGTTTCCTACCCGTGGGAAGGCCTCAATGAAAAGACACACGGGCTGCGCTTAGGTGAGATTGTTACCATCTGTGCTGGCTCCGGTATCGGTAAGAGTGCTGTGACCAAGGAGATAGCGCACCACCTCATCAGAAACACCTACCGAAAGATTGGTTACATCGCCTTGGAGGAATCCATTGAGCGCACAGCAAACTCCATCATCGGCTTGGAGATGAACAAGCTTCTTCACCTTGAGCCAATCAAGGTTGACGAAGACTACAAGACCGCCTTCAACGAGACAGTAGGTAACGGGCGTATGTTCTTCTACGACCACTGGGGGAGCCTTGAGTCCGACAACCTGCTCAACCACATCCGCTACATGGCAAAGGCACTGGGAGTGGAATATATCGTGCTCGACCACCTGTCTATCGTGGTCAGCGGCATGGACAGCGGCGACGAGCGCAGGATGATTGACAATACCATGACAAAGCTGCGGGGACTCGTTGAAGAGTGCAAGCTAGGCTTGATACTGGTCAGTCACCTTAAGCGCCCGGACGGACGAGGACATGAGAACGGAGCAGAGACCACACTGGCGCAGCTACGAGGCAGCGCTGCTATTGCTCAGTTGTCCGACTGTGTTGTTGGTCTTGAGCGCGACCAGCAAGACGCCGAAGCACGCCATCTAACAAACGTGCGCGTCTTGAAGAACCGCTTTAGCGGGGACACTGGGCTGGCAACAACACTTCGTTATAGTCAAACTACCGGGAGACTGGTAGAAGAGGAAATCACACAACCAACACCAGACACCAACGATGCCCAACCCTCACCCTTCTAACATATGGAATTCAATAGCGACTTTCGCTATGACCTCAAAGTTGGCCAAGTTGCTGAACAGGCGCTCGCGGCGATTTTCGAGGGCAAGAAAGTTGAAGTTAAACGTGACCGGAAAGCGCGGCTTACTGGGAATATATTTGTCGAGTATGAATCCAGAGGTAAACCCTCGGGTATTTCAACCTCAGAAGCGGACTACTGGTGCTTCGTTGTCGAGGAGACCTTTATCCTTCTCACGGCCCAGCGCCTCAAGGAGATTGTTGAGACACTCAAGGGCACTGACAAGGAGCGCAAAGGCGGCGACAACAACACATCGTCTGGCGTCTTAATCCGCATCTCTGACATACTTACAACACACAACAAATGAAGAGACTTATTGTCGATATTGAGACAAACGCCATCAAAGACTGGGAGCGTCTTACCGACCTGCACACCATCCATTGC